TCACGTTCTTCATATCAGTTAACATCCCAGTCATCTTTTTGCACGATGCTATTGCGGTCTTCCACCTGCATCGGCAGCGCATTCGGACTGGTCAACGCGCCTTCCTGTTCCGTCAAAATTCGCGAGGCGTGCGCCTCGAACTGCATCCCGTTTGCCACATCGGAGTCCAGATAAAACTTCACTGCCTTCATGGCCATCACGAGAGCGAACCGACTGTGCAGCAAAATCCGCGTGTTCAGGCTCGTAATCTCGAAAGACTTCTTCCGATAAACAATTCGGACCCACGGGCAGCCGCGAGAAATTTTGATGCGACGATACCGCGGATGAGTTTCATCCGGGTCGTAAATCCCGATTAGCGTTCCCGAGCTGGACGAACTATCAAAAGTCGAAAGTCTGATAATTCCGTCCGACGGCTCTTTGACGATGTCGGTGATGCGCCCAACGGTCGGGTCCGACGCCGCCGGCACCGCGTATCCATAAATCGTCGGGACGAGCAAACCCTCTTCCCACACGCCGTCAACGAGCGTCTGAAGCGGTTTGTTCTGCTTGTCGAATCCAAACACACGGAGTTTCTTCCCGCTGTCCGAGGGCTTGTCCACAAACGCAATCAACTTGCCCGGACAAATGATGTCCTTGTAGGTCACCGCGGGCAGCTCGTCGAACCAGGAATAATCACATCGACCTTTGCAGTCCCCCGGCCCATTCAGGTGCCAGGAGAAAAGTTCGTTGTGCCCCAGCGCCGGGCGACCGGCAAGATTCACGCCGAAGACCGTTTCAACTTCGCGCGGGAGCGTGACGCACTTATTTTGAACGCAGATATCGAGCGCGCCAACCAGAGGGTCAATGTCACCCTTGTTGGCGAGCATCCGAATCGCGTCGGTCATGTATCGGAACAGCTTTTCCTCGCGGCAAATTCCGAAGATGTCCTTGGCGTCATCAAAAATGTCTTTGGCCTGAAACATCAATACCCCTCATCGGACTCCGACATCTTGTCCTTCATGTGGCGGTCCAAGGCGTCAGAGCCAGATTCCTCTTTTTCGTCTTCCTCGACTTCGCTCTCTTCGACCGCCGTAATGGCCTTGATTTCCAGGTCCACCGTATACCGAGTCTTGCCGCCGGGCTGTTTGGACTTGTTCTCACCCGTCTTGCGGAAGGTAACGGTCAGCTCCCCAGACTCCGGCAAATTGTAATCCGTTGGCCACTCCAGGTGCAGGTTCGGATACATCTTTTTGTCCATTGACGCGGAGCTTGGCCCCATGTCCATTTTGTAACCCAAATCCATCGGCATTTTCATCGTGTAAGAAGTGTTGATTTACAGCCGTTTGTCAATACATTTTGAACACCGCCAGCCCGGCTATCTCAATGGCCGTTGATGCGTGACTCCACCAAACGTTGACACTGTCCAGGACACCGGCGGATTCGTCAAAGGTCGCGGACTGAGTCGAAGCCGCACCGTCCCACCACCAGTTCAAATTGTAGGTCGCGGTATCCGGGTCAGAAACGATTTTCAACAGACCGCCCCAATCCAAAAACTGTTCCGCGCTGCCCGCGCCCGTGCCTGCCCCGGTCGGCCCCTGGACGAACATTCCGTAGGTCGCGCTGGCGGACAACCGCCCGCGCTTGATGTCAAAAACATTCACGCACAACGCCGTGGACCCCGCCGCCGGATAGCCCTTCATCGAGGATGAGCCTCCGTAGTCCGTAAACGTATTGACCCGCTTGGACGACGCGCCAGCAAAAGTCGCGGTGTAAACTCCAACATCGCTGCCGGCGGCGAACGTGTATTGGTTCGTGTTGCCGGGACGAGTTGTGGCCCCGATGAAATTTGCGCACGTCGTGGAACCCACGCCCTCCGCAATGCCCGAACACACCCCAAAAGCGAAGTCACCCGTAATGGTAGCCCCCGCGTTGATTCGCAGAAGCAAACCAATGCGCAAGCGTTTCCACTTTTCTCCCCAAATCATTTTCCGCTTGAATTCACCCGGACCGGCGAGCGACAGCCTACGGTCCGTTCGTCCGTCCGGCATCGCGACTTCCACAATCGACGCCCCGGAAGCGGCGCCCGTCCCGCTCCACCCCGAGCCACTCGAAAAGGAAGAAATCGCGCCCGTCGCGTAGCCATCAAAATCTTCGAGAGCGAACGAGTCGCTAGTCTCGGCCGCGCCGTTCGAACCGGCCGCACCGGTTGGTCCAGTTGGTCCCGTCGCCCCTGTCGCCCCGGTAGCTCCGGTCGCTCCTGTGGCTCCTGTGGCTCCCGTAGGACCGGTTGGTCCAGTCGGCCCCGTCGGGCCGTTTGCGCCGGTCGGACCAACAGGACCCGTTGGTCCGGTCGGACCGGTAGGGCCAGTCACTCCCGCCACGCCCGCAGCTCCAGTCGGCCCTGTCGGACCCGTTGGCCCCGTCATCGCGCTCAAATCAGAAACATGCAGCCGACGAATTTGAATCACGCCGCCCGCGTTCAATTTTCCAATCAACAAATGCCCATTTTCGTCCGTGGTGACCGGGGACTGCTCAAAAATTTCCTCGAGAGATAGGCTCATATATCAGTAAACTTTGTGAACCGCCATGCCGCAGATTTCCAGCGGATGAGCGCCATCCCAGCGGACGTTCAGAGTGTCAAAAGCTCCCGTAGACTCATCAAAGCTAATGGTGTTCGTAACCGCCCCCGACCCCGAGCCGGCCACCGTCACAATCGTGTCGTCCGAGGCCACCGCAGAGGTGTTCGCGCTATCCATAATCGTATGCAGCAACGCACGCTTGCTCAGCGAAAACTCCGCGTTGGTTACGTTCGTCGAACGCATACCCCACTCATAATTCACGGCCGTGCCTGCCGTCGCGAAGACTGGACGCCGAACCTCCAGGAACATAATCGTGCGCAGAGCTTCCGTGGACCCAAATCTCCGACCATCCGACCCAGCTCCACCGCCCTGGTCAGTCGGGGCTCCAGCACCTCGTTTGGTAACGAATCGTGTGCTGACGCTCTGCGCAAAAAAGTCTGTGGTCGTGCCGTTCACGAACGCCCACGAGTTCACGTTCACCGGGTCAAAATAAATCCCGATGGCGTTGTCCGTGGTCCCGCCGAACGGATTGGTCGTGCCGCTGCACAGACCGATGAATCCGTTTCCGGTAAAAGTCGTGGCACCGTTGACGCGAAGAAGGAGAGCGATGCGCAGCCGGTGCCAGTCGCCGCCGACGTAAAGCTTCCGGGCGAATTCGCCGGCAGACAAACTAAGACGCCGCTCAGTGCGACTGTTGGCGATGTTCCGTTGCACAATCGTTCCACCGGACACAACGCCTGCGGCGTCCCAACCAAACCCGCCCGACGGCGCGACAATCGCGCCCGCGTCATATTCCTCAAACAAATCCACAGACAGCCCGTCGGGATGAACCCACTCATCCGAGCTGTTTGCGCCCGCGGGACCGGTAGGACCCGTTGCGCCCGTCGCGCCGGCCGAGCCAGCCGAACCAGTCGGACCGGTAGGACCCGTCGCGCCATCCACACCGTTCAATCCCGGCAGTCCTTGCGGACCCGCGGGACCAGTCGCGCCAAGCTTGTCGGGCGCAATTTTCTTCGTGATGTAGGGCTTCTCAGACCCCGGCGGCTGCTGCTCAGCAATGAACAGCCACCCCTCTGGGTTGGCCTCGGCCCCATTTACGTAATCAGAAACTTTCATTCTCGCAAATCATCGATAATGGTTGAGCCGGTGGCTTCGTCCAAAATCGGGAAGCCATCCTCATCCTGTAGCACGTCAATCGTCTCATTCACGATGATGCGCGGCGGAAGCGTCCGCCCAGGTAAAATTTTCGTCGCGCCGCGCGGAAAACATGGACGAGACAAATCACCTTCGTCATCACGATGAAGAGGGAACGTGCAATCTTTCATGCCAGTTGGATAAACATGATGCTCGAGCCATCCTGAAAAATGGTTTGCGGGGCCACCGCGCTATCCGAGGTCACATGAACATCGATAATCTCGTTCGGGCTGGACGTTGTGACAATCGCCCAGATATGGACGTAGTTACAATGGTCTGACCCTCCGGTATTCCACATGATAACCTCAGGGTGCTCCCCGCCGGGAACGGGGGTCGCCGTCGTCTGGTTATTCAAATAGAAATCCCAGCTCAGGTTATTGCCGCTCCCCACATCGTTAAAACAGCGGAACCGCGCCAAAACAAAGTATGTCCCGACCGCCGGCAGCGTGACTTCCGGGTCGTCGATGCCGAAAGAAATTTTCTGGTCCACGTTCGTGACCGCCATGTCCGTAGCACCGGTAATAGTAACCTGCCCGTTAGAATTGGTCGCCACCGAGCCCGCCGGACCCGTAGGACCCGTGGGACCGCCCGCGCCCGTCGGTCCGGTATTGCCTTGCGCGCCGGTAGGACCCTGGAGGCCCGGCGCACCCGTCGGACCGGTAATCGTAAGACCGCGGGGACCGCACGGCAGAGCAATGGTCCCGGGAGTCGTCACCGCATTTGGCGACGGCACGGATTCGATGAGCTGCGCGAAGACAGAATTCGAAATTCGGCTCGTGACCATGTAGTAGCCCGAGCCCGGAATGAAAATCGTTTGGCCCGGCGTAATGGTGGGCGAGGGAACGATATTGAAATTAACGGTGCCGCCGGGCGACGGCTGCACGAACGCCGTCAGGATAATAGTCCAGGCGTTCGCCCCGTTCTCGCCGGCGGCGCCGGCGGCGCCCGTCGGACCCTCCAGCCCATTGATACCGTCTCGGAACAGGCGGAGAAAATAACACGCCAGCCCTTCCCCGTCCGCGCGCGGGTTGCCCGGCAGGCCGATGTCCAGGTTACAAGGCAGCAGCCACCGGACTTCTCCATCGATTTCCGTTTTGGTTACCGAACCAAAAAATGCGTCTACAAAGTTTTGGAGCGCGCTCGGGAGCGTCTCGCAGTCCGCCGTGTTGGGCGGGCATGCGCTGCACGGCGTGCGGCACCCCGTCGCACAATTCGCCGGAAAAGTCTGGTTGCAATCTCCGCAATTGCCGCCCCCGCCGCAATCACAATTTCCGCAGTTATTGCAAGCCATAATTTAATGTTGCGTCCGGTCATCGATGCCGTCCTTGTTGGCGTCAACGAACCCTTGGAGTTTTCCGTGTCGGTGCGAGAACCAGTAGAGGACAATCGCCCCGACACCCGCGCCGAGAATCAAAATCTCGTTCCCAACAATTAAACTCGGGAGCACAATCATCCCAAGACCAGCCGCCACGATGATGACACTGGTCGTCACGCTCCCGACAATCGCCCGCAGGTAGGGATGAAAGCTCGCGATGCCGAAAAGCAGCACAAAGATTCCCACCCACATCACGGGGCGGAGAGCGCCGAGCTTCGCGACCATCTCGCGCGCCACGTCCTTCTGGGCCGCGCCGATTTTCGTGTGGACCTCTTCGACAACGATACCCGTTTTCGGGTCAACCGTGCGCTTGTAGTCCTGCACCGTGTCCGTCTTCGGGTTTTCCGATTGGACCACGGAGACAGAGGAGCCGTCCGGCCGCACAAACGAAGACGCACCGGGCTTCAACGGCAGGATACCGCACCCGGCCAACAGAACAAGAGCGAAAGCCACTGAAAGTAATTTCATCATGCGCCGATAAGCCCATGGCTGATTAAGTCGTCGAGCAACGCCTTAAGCCGTTGCGCCAACAACTCGGTCGTGACAGTCGCCGTATCGAACGACGTGCGAGTCGCGGTCCCCGTCGCCGCGGTCCACCCGGTTTTCCGAGACGAAACCACCTGCGTTCCGGACGACTTCACCGTCAGAACGTCCAAGGACGCGTAAGCACTATCGTCGCCCAGGCGGACCTGAACATCCGTCAGGGCACGCTTAAGAGCCGGGACGGTCACCAGCGCGTCTCCAAACGAAAGAAACGAGCCGGTAGCGGCCTTGTTTTGGAGTCGCAAAACCTCGGCGCCGAGCGCGGACCCGATAGGCGTAACACGAAACTCCAGGTGCCCTCCCGCGTTGCCCCCAGACTGCGCTTGGTCCGTCTTTACAATCATGGTCACGTTGGACACGTAGGCCGCGCCATTCCAGGATTGCCATGCGAGATTTCCGACTTCCGCACCAGACGCGACCGCCGCGTTTACATCGCCGGTCGCCCCGCGCTTGCGGAAAAATGAGGTATACGCAAAGTTAGTGGCCGAGTCAATCGTGTTCAGCAAAATGCCACCGGTGTTTGCCGTGACCATGCCGCCTACAACCAACGCGCCGGTCATCGTGTCGCCGGACTTCAAAACATACCGAGCATCGGCCACCGCGGAAACATCGGCCTGTGTAAGCGTGATTGCACCGGTTCTCGCGTTAAAAGAAATCACGCCGGACGCAATCGCGCCGTCGAGCAGAAGACAAATCTTCTTTAACAGCGTGTTGTCCGTGTCGTTGATGCGTGGAGTCGTGTCGGGCATAAATCAGAACGTGTCGAGCAGTTGGGCAATACGAAAAAGAAGCATGTGGTCCGAGTCCCCAGGCTTTGCTTCCCCTCCAAGAATTTCCAGCCACTTTCCTAGCAGCGTGTTCTCAGAGTCTCCCCATTTAGGTGACGGGTCGGGATACATTTACGAGATGACGGGGCTGGCTTCCCGAATCAGATTCAGGATTGTCCCCAGCTCCGCGTAGTTCACGCGGCTCGCCGGCACGCCCAGGGCGATAGCGCTCTTGCGAGCCAAATCCACATAATCATCGGCCGTGGTATAGTTAACACCAAGCGCCGCCTCGAGAATCGCCCCCGCGATATCTTTAGGGTCATTAAACGCGTTCATTGTTCTTTGTCCTTGTTCTTTTCGCGATGAAGTGCTTGAGCCTTACGGAAAATGTAGAGGGTCGTCACCGCTGCGACCGCTACCTGTCCGACCAACACGAGCACGCCCAAGACGGACGTGGCCGAGTCGATAAAAACGTTTGCCAGGGGAGAGCCGAATCCGATAACTGCGGCCCCATAAACCTTGAAGTTGTCGAACACAGCAAAAAAGGTTGAAGGGGAGGTTTGAGCCTCCCCTTCAAATTGGTTACACGGGCTCGTCAATGTCGAGCGCGGCGACCAAGGCGTTATCCCAGTCCGAGCTGGGGGCCTTGTCGGTGATGGGCGAACCGCCCGAAATGAGAATCGACTGCAACAGACTGGACACGGACTTCCCTTCCAACCCCGTTAGGTTGAGTGAATGTCCGAGAGCCAGCAGCGCAGTTTGAGCTTCAACGTAAGTCATGATGTGATTTGGTTAAGGTTTGAATCCAGTCTGGTTGGCGGGGTTTCCCCCGCCAACCAGCCTACAGACCATCCTTAGGAGTCGCAGACTCCCAAAGAGGCAAACGCGTCGCTTCCAGAGAAGCTGGAGCTGTCCGGAACCACGCAGTCAGGCAGACCGAGGTCAGCCGTGCAGCGCCGGTAAAGGATGGGGATGACGTGCTGCGGGCGAATCGGCTGATACGCACGAGTAATCTGATACTTGTGCCAACCGAAGTCACCGAACTGATTGCAGTCGTTGTCCACGATGTAGTGCCACTCGAGTTCGCCCATGTGCAACTGGGGCGCGAACTTGAAGGTCCCTTCGCCAACATACTTCTCAGGCACGAGCCGGTTGAAGGTGTTGTCGAACATGAGGAACCCGACTTCGTAATCCGCAGCCAACCACGCAGGGTTGATTTTGGCGAAGGCCGTGTTCTTCGTGAGGTTCGGGACATTCACGACGGGGTCAACCAGAATGAGGTTACCGTCGGCGTCAAAACCAGTCGCGCGGAGCGGACGTTGGTCCACACCGAAAGACAGACCGCGGTAAGCGGGCGCCTCTTCGAACTGATACGCACTGACGGCTTCCTTGCCGAGCATGTAGCTACCGCAAGTGAGCCCGATGAGAATTTCCTTCACGCCGATTTCATTCCGGAAACTCTCGATGATGTCGGAGCTGCCGATGAAGCGAGCGTGGGGCATGCCCTTACCACCGCTGTCGAACATGGAGGCGAACAACGCTTCCTTGACGAAACGGGTGACGTAGTGCAGCGCCTTAAAGCTCAGCGGCCCGGTGGGCAGCAAAGGAGCGAACTGGACGCCGAGGTCGGTTTCGGTTCCGCCGGTGAACAGAGAATCGAAATCATAGCCGGCGACAGCGTTGAACTTCGACGCACTGCGCAGATACAACTGCGCGCGAATATCCGAATTCACGTATTGCGTAATCAGCTTCCGCAGGGAATCCTCCGCAGACAGGTAGCTAGATTTGAAGGCCGCATAGCCTTTCTTCACGCACACGCGAGGACCGCGGCCACGTTTCGTTTCGAGACGAGCGGTGAAGTCAATCGCATCGGTGAGGTCCTGGATGCCGTTGGTTCCGCAAACTTCAGTGTCGCACTGAAAAGTGGGGAGGGCCAGCGAGTCGCCGGGGGCGGCTTGCATCTGGACGGGGAAACGGATTTCATCCGACACGCCGGACGGGAACACCCCGCCGCCGATTACGTTGATGAAAACCGAGTTTGCAGCCAAAGTCTTGGCTACGGTGCCCACCAATCGCGAAACGTCCTTCTGGGCAATTTCGCTTATGGTATCTGGGCTGTTACAATCTGCACTCAAGGTATTTTTCCTTGGTTGTGTCTGAGGAATTTTCCCCAGACGGGTTAACGATGTCACGCAGTAGGGCGTAACTGCCTCTCGCTCCAGAGCCACCGAAGCGTCTTAGGCTCGTTCCCGTTCGACCAAGGCGGGCAGATTGCTTTTAAGGTCTGTGCAGGGAAGAAGTGTGTGAAAATCCTAAATTGTCAAGGAAGCGTTTCTATGCCGGCGGACATACGCCGCGCCCGCCTCTAGCCGGCTGGGGTCTTCTTCAAAATGCCCAATTCCCGCATTACAACAATGACATAACAACTCGCGAACTTTTCCCGTAACATGGTTATGGTCAACGTGTAACCTACGAAATTTTATGATGGAAGAAGCCGGGTCGGGAGGATGCCCGCAAATTGCACACTTTCCGCCCTGGGCCATCACCATCTGCTCATATTGTTCCACCGTAAGGCCATAGGTCTGCTTAAGGTGGCTCTTAAAATTAAGATGTTCCGTTCGACCAGGATTATTTTCCTTCCACATTTTGCTGGAACGCGCGACCTTTTCAGGGTTTTTAACTCTGTATTGACGGGAATATTCAGCCTGACACTTCTTGCAATTATACCGGCGTCCGTCCGGCGCGAGTCCAAACGAATACTCCGACAAGGGCTTGCATTGCCCGCACTGAGAACAAGTCTTCACACCCTTCCCAGTGTGACCTATTTCGCCAATGTCAAGCGCTGAAGAAATCCGTTGTAGGTCAACCGCAACCCCTCTTCAAAACTCACCTTCGGGGTCCACCCGAGCGCACGGATGGCCGAATTGTCCAAAATCTTGCGCGGGACGCCCGTGGGCTTGCTCGAGTCAAAGTGCAGCCACCCTTCCCAGCCCACCACCTGAGCCACCGCTTCGGCAATCTCCTTGATGGTCCACTCGTCGCTGCTCCCCGCGTTAATCACCTCGCGCCCGTCATACGCCTGCATCAAAACCAGAAGCGCGCGGGCCAAATCATCCGCGTAGAGTAGTTCCCGCTGCGCGGTTCCGTCGCCCCAGACATCAAATTCCCGCATCCCGAGCTGCTTGGCTTGGTGCAGCCGAGTCAAAAGCCCCGGGACAACGTGCGACCGAACGGAGTCGAACCGGTCGCCCGGCCCATAAAGGTTGCATGGCATCGCCGCAATGAAGTTACAGCCCTTCTCATCCCGAAGGTATTGGCAAAGTCGAATGCCGGCCACCTTGGCGATGCCGTATGCCTCAGTCGTGGGCTCGAACGGCCCCGTCAGCAACGACTGGGGCTTGATGGGCTGGGCCGAGTCGCGCGGGTAGATGCAGGACGACCCGAGAAACAAAAGCTTCTTCACGCCATACTCCGCCGCGTTCAAAATCACGTTGCTCTGGATGGCGAGGTTCTTCGTGATGAAGTCCACGCGTTGTGTGTCATTCGCCAGGATTCCCCCGACGTGCGCCGCGCACAGGAAAACATACTCGAAGTGGTGGACCGAAAAAAACCACTTCACGAACGTTGGGTCCGTCAGGTCGCCTTCCTGGTGCGTAACCGTCACGATGTTGGTGTAGCCTCGCGCTCGAAGTAGCCGCAGCACCGCGTCTCCCACGAGCCCGCGATGTCCGGCCACATAAATCCTGGAATCTTTGTTCATACGTGTCTGTTCGTGTATTGCTTGCGCGCGAATTGCAACTGCCGCCGGACGGGACCGCTCTTGACCGAGTGGACAAAAATCTTGCCGTGTCGCCAGACCATGTCCGTCATAACACGAAGGCCGTGCGGACTGCGGGTGCAGCAACTCATTCCATCCCGAAAGTTGTTGTGCGGTATGTTGCCCTTCACCGCCACCGCCATGAAGAACCAGTCGATGAATGGAGTTTGGATTCCCTCTATTTCCACCGCGGGCGCCGCCGCAATCAACTTCTCCAGGATGTTCCGAGACAGAAAATACGGCGGCTGGAACGCGAGGCGGGGCAGCGGGTATTCCACCGGCCGCTTGTGACACAGGTCGGACACCTCGTTGCTCCACAGCACGTCTTCCTTATACAGATACTCCGGCAGCTTCGGGGACAAGCAAAAACTGTCCGAATCATTGCACAGGAAATGGGTGGCATTGAAGTCCAGCAAAAGCTTCCACTGCGCGAGCTGGCGACGCAGGCTATCCGCACCGATATACTGGCGCTTGCCGGCGAACCGGCAGATATGCGGACCCGCGCTTTCGATGCGAGAGTCGTCAGGCGTAACGATGACGATGGGCAGGTTGTGATGCTCGTAACATGGCATCAGCGCTTTGATTTGATGCGCGTCTCCCGCGTATCCATGAACAGACACGATGGTCTTCATGCTTTGTTGTATCTCGTCGGGCATGTCTGCGTCCTCCGCACCAGGGGGAACTCCCGCAGTGCTTTTTGAATCTTTGCCACGTCCACGTTTTGTGTCCGGGTCACAAATTGAATCACGCTGGTGACCGTTGAGAGCGGACGCTCCATCAGGTCTTCATACCAGACGACTAACCGGTGCGGGATTGGGGCAAGCACCCATTTCTTAACGAAGCCGGCCCAAAAATCAACTCGGTTCTCCTGGGTGTCCGTCGTCTCCCCAACTAGGCGACGGTCCAGCTTGTCCCACGACTCGATTGACTCGAGCGGATTGCGCACCTGCACGATATAATTTCGCTCCGGCAAGACAGGAGTGACCAGCCCAAAGTCGTGGTTCTTCTGCCAATTTGTGGGCGTAGTCGGGCCTATGACCAGCGGGCAATCCCGATACAGTTCACAGTAATAGAAATTGTCGCCGAAGTAAGCGCTCAACACCTGAGTGAGCGCGTGGTGCCCAGACCGAGGATAAGTAATGCACTCGGTTGGAATCAGGGTTCTCGGAATGTTTTCGCAATCGGTGCTCATAACCAGCGTTTCCTAACCAAATCAAACACGTCGTCGTTTTTGCAGCCGTGCAGATAAACCACTCCCTTGTCGAGAAGGGAGTTGTATTGTTGCTCTGACACCTGGGGGCATCTCCACCAGGATTCCATCTGCGGAGCATTGGCCCATCCCATCCGCTTGAAATACGGCGCCAGAATCCAATCCCACCCCGCGCGCGGGGTGCAGCCCCCAAGCTTTCGGGTAAACCAATGCAAGAAAATCTTGTCCCCGGACATCAAACAATTGCCGTTGATGTGCTGGTGACCTGCGTCCTTTATGCCCGTCGGCAATAGCGGCCCAAACACTCGCACCGGCTTAACTTTGTTCGCCGCGTCCCAGGCTCGCGACAACTCTTCTATCCAGCCCTTACGAAGAGGCGCACCATCCGCCTCCAAAAGCGCGACAGCCTTGTAAGGGGGGATTCGCTTGGCCTCGCTGTAAGAGTAAACGTAGTCGAGCGTGCCAAACGCGATGTCGTTGCATCCAGCGGGCCACCCGACGCCGCGACGGTTTCGGTTGATGTGAGTGTGAACCTTGAATTTTCGGGAGACATACTCAATCGTAGGAATGTCATGAGTGCAATCGAACCGCGCCGAGAAAAGCACGTCGGCAGACTCCGACATATGCGGCTCGAGGTCCGCGACGAGTCGGGCGAGCTTGCACATCTGCGCCTTATCGCGCTCCCAAAACACAAAAGCCAGCAGTAGCTTACTTGGTTGGTTCGCCATAGCAATAGCTTCCAATGTGACCGCACAGGCAGCCCATGTCCACATGCGGATGGTGCCCGGCCTGGGTCGCGCGAATGCAGAACTGAACGTCCTCACCCATGCCCATGCTCGAGTGCCGCTTCGTAACTTGAAGTGCATACTTCAGCAACTTCACAGCCTTCGCCTCATCGTGTTCTTCATCAAGTGCCCGGATTGCGGCTCCCGCCGCTAGCCGCAGGTCGTGTTCCGAGCTAGTGAACCACTGACCACCTTTTCCGTCCGACCCGCGCGCGAGGTGCGGAAATTTCTTTTCGATGTCGAGGAAAACATTTCGATGAATCAACATGCACCCGGTCCCAACCCACCGGGTAGGCTTGCAGGTGTCGTGCGGACCGCGCTTGGCAAACTTCAACTCTTGCGGGTCCGAACCCTCTCCATACATTCCCTTGCCGTTGCGCCAACGTCCGAAATACAACCCACCAACCAGAGTTTTATTATGGGAAAGAAGGCGGTCAACAGCATTAAGTCCGGCGAAATGCTCAGACAGGTTGAAACCAGTAAACGAGTTAAAAAGCGGCGCATTGCCGAAGGGGACGACCATGTCGTCGTCGATTGTCAAACACCACTCGATTCCCGTGCGCAAAAATTCATCGGCCAGCTTGTTTCGAGAATGCACGATAAACGCATCCCCGAAGTCCAGCATCGCCGCCGTCTTGGTCCGGTCGATTAGCGACATGACGCTGAAAGCCATCCGCGGCTCCATCGTCTTGTAAGACGGCAAACAAATGCAGACCTGTCGGGTCACGAATTCTTCGCCTCCACTTCCGAGCGAATGCGGTCGAGCGCGTCGCTGGGACGCTCGTTGACAGTTCCGGCGCCCGGCATGCTGACTTCTGAAGTCATAGCGGGGCTTTCGCGTAGACGATTGGTCGAGCCCTTCTTCACGCGCTCCAAAAGTTTGTTCGCCGCGTCCAGTTCGGTCCTGAGCTTTTCCACTTCCGACTTGTAGGACGAAACGGCGGACGAGTAGTCCACCCGCAGCTTCATCAACTGCGCCAGACCGACGGCCAGGAACGCCCGCATCTCGGGGCTGTCATCCTCCATCGCTTCCTTGATGGCCTCCTTCGTCTCCGTCAAAAATTTGTTGTGCTCGACGATGGACGCCTTCTCCGCATCCGTTGACTTGTCCGTGGGCTTTTTCTCCGCGAACCAATCCAGCTTCGGCAACATCGTGTCCAAGGTCTTGGACGCGTTACCACGAAACTCCTTCTTGGTTGTCTCCGTAGCCGCCGCGCGGTTTTGTAAAAATTCTTCGGAGTTTTTCTTCGCCGCAGCGACCGCGGCTTGCTTCTTCTCCTTCAGGTCCTCAAGCTGCGTCAGCTTCACCTCGATGAACCGGCGTGCCTGGGACGGAATCTTCTCCAGAATTGGGTCCCACTGCACCTTGAAAATGCCGCCCATCGACTTAATTTTTTCCACGGTGGACTCGGCCACACCAACCGAAAGCAGCTTGCCATAAATGGACTCGGCCTGCGTGGTGGACTCAACGTCGTATTTTCGAAACTCCGGGTCCGCCTCCACATCCAGCTTGCGACGAAACTCGCGAAGCTCTTTCAACTCGGCCTCCACCTTCGGGTCCAACCGGCCAGATTTCTCCGACAGCTCCTTGTATTTCTTCTCCAGCTCGTCACGTTCCGACTGTAGCGCGGTGACCTTCTCCTTCGCCAACCGCTTCACGTTATCGAACGCTTCCGCGGCCTTCGGCTTCAGATTAGTCGGAGCCTGGATTGCATCAAACGGGTCAACCGCGCCGGACGAGCCAGTTGGTCCGGGGGAACCCGTGGGACCCGTCGCCGCCTCCAGACCAGAATCATCCGGGCCTTTCTCGCCGCGGACGCCGGACGGACCAGTCGCCCCGGTCGCAGTCTCCGTCCCTGCCGACAAAAATTTTCCATCCGGTCCGCGCGGCGACGACGACTTCGGCGGGTCATCGGGCTGCTCGGACTGTTGCTTTAGCAACTCGTCGAGCGCGCTGGATGTCTCCGCGGAAATAGACGGCAGGTTTGCACTTAGGTCTGCGCCGGTCGCGTTAGGATTTGGATTGGGCATAGATTAGGTTGTAGGTTTATCCTCATCGGGAGGAAGTTGAAGCTCTTTCGGCCACTGCTGATTATTGTCCAGGTCCGGATACCGATTCTCAGGCTCCGGCTGCGGGGGTTGATGCGTCTGCAAGTCCAGAAACGCCTGGACCGCCCGCTGGTATCCCTCGCGCAAAAGTGTGGACACCATCGTCGAGTGTGGCGTCGAATCGTTGAATGGCGGGAGCGCGTAGAGCGTCGCCGCCAATGCCGCCGACCCAGTAGGGGTAGCAATGAAATCTTTAAGCAGCTTCGCGTTGGTGCTGTCCCACGCGACGGGTTCAGTTTGGTTCATGGTCTGTAGGGGACCGTTTTATAAGGTCGGTGCGGGTGCCATTTCGGGCGGAGGGGCTTCTGGCGCCGGCGGCGCACCTTCAATCGGGGCTCCGGTTTCGTCAAGCGGTCCGGGGGGCGCTCCCGCGTCGAGTTCCGCCTGTCGTTGTTCGGCCTTCGCTTGCTGCTCGGCTGCTTCCGCAAGTTTCGGCAACTGCGCGGCAAGTTTAGCAATGATATCGCTGAACGGCGCCATCTCATCTTTGGACACGCCGACCTCAAGGCCAGCCTGCTCGTGCATCTTCGCGTGCTGCAAAATTGCCATCAACGTTTGCAGCGCATTTGGGTCCTGAACCGCCTGCTGCGCGGTAGACTCCAGTGCCGGCATCAAAACATTGAGATGGATGATGTGATTATCGCGAGGCGACACCGGAACATCCGCGCTCTGCGGAATAATAATCGAAGCCAGCTCCATCATCTGGGCACGCGTCTGCTCGGCCTCTTCCGTCGGGTCGTTGTCCGGCAACAGCACCGCATCCGCGAATTCCTCGTCCACGAGCGCAGTAAGTTTGCGCCGCTCAATTTCCTTCGCGTTGTAAAGGGGGTTCCCCCGGGCTTCGGTCGCGATGATAACGATTTGCTGCCGCTTAATCTCGGTGTAATCCTTCACCGTTTCCGCCGAGGGGGTGTTGGCAAGCTGGTCCAACTCTTCCCTCGTCATAATTTTCAGGAGACGCTCCTGCATCGCCTTCGCATCATCCTCGCTAGTGTTCGGGTCACACATGCGCTTCTGCATGGTCGTCACCGCCGCCGAAAACTGCGTCAGGAATCGCGAAATGATGTTGTCCTTGGTTTCTTCCTCACGCGACGCGAGAAAATCCACCGCAGCTTTGGTCACACGCTCACCCTCCAGGGCCTTGGGGGTTGTGGCACCCGCCATCTGGTCCAGGAGGTTCGTCAAAAACTGGTCTAGCTGCACAAAGGGCTCCACCGCGGCGTCCAGCTTTCGCTCGAGCACGTTGTAGCCTTGCGCAATAAGAATCGCATTGCCGACGACGGACATTCGGAAGCGCTTGAGCACTTTTTCGTCCGCCTGGATGATAACTTTGCCGGAAAGATTGAGTCGGTCCACCACCTCGTTGCGCGAACGGTCGATAATGCCCGCAATAGAGTAAAGCTCGCGACCAATTCCCTTCGAACCGTGAAGCGTGCCGTTGCCTTGCTGAAAACTGAAGAACGCGACGGCGTCCGCCATCGATTCATACTGGTCTTCGCTCGTGAACAGCTCCGTGAACGTCTTTTCTTCGAAAATGTAGTGAGAAACCTTGCCGTCAATCTCGGTGGCGAGCAAATGCCACACCACGACGACCCGCGCGCCGCTTTCGTGCGACATCCCGAGGTTAGACTCACGAATCAGGTCCTCGTAAACGCGTTCCCAGGCTGAATACTGCGAGCGTCGGTCCTGCGGCATCGATGCGTTAATCATCATGACCGTATTTGCGAGATTCCAGCCGCGAGTTTTCGCCGACTCCTTATCCGAAATCAATTCGAACAGCTCATGAAGCAGAAAAACCTCCTTGAGCGCGACCACCTGGGCTTTTCCGGGAATCGGTTTCGTGCCCGTGGGCACGGCCATGAAGTCTTGACGGAAAAATTTCGGAAACCAACTGAATTCATCGAGCCACGCGACCGACGCGAAGCCGAAAAGTGCGTTCTCCTGCGCCAAGTCGCCGAGAAAATCCCGCCAGCCGGCGCGGTTGCGCGCGAGCGCGGTCACTTCCCGCCGGAACGCCTCCGTTTTCACCGCGGCGCCCTCGATATCCTCCGGCAACGCCGAGTTGGTGATGTATTTCACGCCCTCGACGGCCTGAACAAACCGCGGAGCGACCTTCTCCACCAACATCGCGAGGACCTTGGTCGAAAAATTCGCCTTCCAACCCAGTCCCTCGTTCTCGAGCGAGTCGGTCCGGTGCGGTTTCTCCGAATTAACCTTCGCTTGGATGCGCGCGTTCTTGATGTTCCGCTCTCGCGACGCCGCCAGCAACACCAGGACGATGTTTTTGGCCTGATTCGCGTCCTTGATGGCCCGGTTCCCTGGCTTCAGGTTCTTGGACAGGGCGGGCGGAGAGACGGCCCCTTGGAAATCTTCCTGAGGTCCGCCGACCATGATTGGTTCAGACCGTGATGGCGTAAGTGGCATCGTTTATTAAGTGCAGATTTTCAGACGTTTGTCAAGGGCCAGCGGTTGTCCGGGCATTTCTCCGTAGACAACTTCGCCTTCACCGCAACAAAACACCCACACAGGGCGCACTGCCGCCGCTTCGCCACGAAATTTGGGCACCGCTCACAAATACTGACCCGCTGGGCCGTAAGTTTTTCACCAACAAACACTTTGGAGCCTTGGGCGGCGGCGACTGTCACCCGGCGGACGGCGCCGGCAGCGTTTTTCACCGCCTTCGTGATTTTTTGCATGACGAACAACCTCGGGACGGCTGCGGGATAGCCCGCTTTAACCTGTTCTTGTTATAACCAGTTCGGCAGTATCCAGGAAAATTCCTGCACAACTGGTCATTCACCTCGGTGGCCGGGTCCCCAACCGGTAACCGGTTCATGACACGGTAGTTGACAACCCGGGAGATGAGTCGGGCCAAGCTCGTTGACCGGTGCTTCACGCCCTGGGCGTCCGTAAACACCCAACCGTCTGGTGGAAAGAGATTTGTATTGAATTTGGACCCCATAAAAACTCGCCAATCACATATCGTTGTCGTCCAGCGCCGTGTCCAGGTCCTCGAATCGGTTCGTCCGGTCGCAGCCGATGTCGCGCGCCTGGGGGTCCCACTCCGACTGGTGCTCGATGGGCTCCACGTCGGTGTCGCCGGCCATGCTGGGCGTAAACCCGAACCCGCGGCGCGCGGCCTGCAAAAGCAGGGTGAACGCGTCCGCGCTGTTCGGAGACTTGCCGGCGTGCCGGGACTTGTATTCTTTTTTGGACTCGACGTGTGACTTTTTGCCAATCATTCGGAACAGCCGGTCCGTAAGCTCCGGATACAGCTCGGACGTATCCAGTCCGAATGCGCAGAACATATACTTGAACTCGAGCCACCGTCGCAGAGCGAACCACAACTCGGAATTCACACGGTCATAAAGTTCCTTGGCCGTGTCTTCATCTTCGATAAACACCCGCGCGTCCGTCGCGCCCTCGTAAAAGTTCACGCCGACGACCGACGGCGACCACCGCGCCCGAAGGTAATCGTAAACTCCCTGCCCGTTGCCCGTCCGGTCCAGCGCGAGGTGCTCGGGTCGAATCTTCATTGCGCGGCAGAGCCGCATGACTTCGTCTCCGACGACGAACGTGTCGCCATTCGGTATGATGAAAATTTTCTCCGCGAGCAAAATGTGTTTCGGGGATTTGTGCCCGTTGCGGTCCAGAAAATAAATCGTTTCGCCCTCGGGGTGCGCAAGACTCGGACCCATGCGCAGCCCGGTCGCCCGACCGAACAGCCCCTTGCACATCATGCACGCGTCACCGCCCTCGAGCGCAAGGTCCGCGCCCGCGCACGGCTCCGGCGCGTCATACCAAATCACCTCGCACTTCAGATTGACCGTTAGCCCTTGTGGAATCACCGCGAGCGCGACACCGATGGGCGGAAAACATCCGCGCACCATCGTCCAGTATCCCGGCGAGTCGAGCCCGCCAGCGTTGGCGATGATTTGCTGCATGCCCTCGTAGGTCTGCATGCCGGGATAAATCTCCCGCTTCTCTTTGATGTTTTCGGACTGCATCGCGTCCAGGCGGACAATCCACCATCCGCGGACGGACATCCAATCGAAGTGCAGGTCAGGGTCGAAACTTCCCCAGCCGAACTTCGGCTCGCAGCGAACGCCTACGTCGTTGTTCCGGTCGTCCGGGTTGAACGCGCCGTAAACTTTCAGCCCGCCTCGATTCGAGGCGTTGGACAGCAAGTTGTCAATATCGTGCCACAGCCCTTTTGGCAGGTTGGAAATTTCGTCCACGAACACGAACAGCCGGCTAGTCTCGCCAAATTCCGGATGCGGAGTCTTGCGCCGAAAGCGCGCGACACCTTGCAGCCGGCCCGCCGCCTTTTTTCCTTGCGGGATTACGACGCCCGCGATGGAGCCGCGCCGCTTTCGCAGGTCAAGACCAATGAACAGCTTTCCGATTTCCCCCGGCAGCGGAATGGCCGAGTTTCGATGCAGTTCGACGAGCTGCGAAAACAGGTTGGCCTCGAGATGGTCTTCACTCGGTCCAAGGACTCGGACCGACGTGTATTCAGGGTCTCGCAGCCACTCCAGAAAGAACCGAATCGCCATGCTGAAGGACTTCGACTGCTTGCCGGCGCCCATCAGCAATCCAAAGTCGTGTTCATCCACCGCCGACCACACGCGCTTGGTGTTGTTCGGCCGGGGGTCAAACTGGTTCGGAGTCCACAACAACTGGGCGGCTTCTTCCATCGCGCCATGGTTCATGGCCCAGTGCAGGAGAATGTTTAGAAGCTCAAACGCCTTGGCCTTGGTTTCGACAGACTGCTTGGCCATCGCCGGCGTGGTCTGTGCTGCCCAGGCGCGCACGAGCCGCGCGGCGTCGTAAATCTCGCCGGCGTGAATCAGTTTCGCAGTCTCGCGAAGGAGTCCCTTAACGGGGTGTGACTCTGGTAAAGCCATTCATCGAGTGAGCAAGACGCCAGTAAGCATGCCCCAACGAGAAAAAGTAGGGCGGGCGTTGTTTACCCCGAATGGCAAGCCAGAGCAGGTCCAACGCAATGGCGGTCGGAACCGTCGAGAGCAAGAACCACAGCTTCAGATTTTCCCACCAGTTTCGCATACCAAAAAAATGCAGGGTGCCGGGCAAACCGGCATCACCGTTCTGAGTGAACGTGTCTTTGGTTTAGACGAACCCTGCACAAAGTAAGCGGCGTGTTGTATTGAGCCGTTGTCGCCGACTATACGCGTGACGGGGTGAGCATTCCCTGCTCGCTGCCACGATTGCCCCGCCGACAGCCCGGAAGCTAAAACGCCGCTTGCCGAGGTCCACAGTGTGATTACACCTTCGGCCAAAACGTTCCGTGCTGTCGAAAATGGTAACGGGAGCGGGCGGTAGCTAACCGGATGTCCCGCGCCCCGACCGAGAGAGCTGCGCACTTCGCTCTCGGCTTTTTCCCAGGTCGCCTTTAGGGCGTAGACTGGACTATTCCCGAGCACACGGCCCGGAAAATTGGTTGCAGGAGACGGAGTTGAACCGCCGACCTTCTGGTTATGAGCCAGACGAGCTACCACTGCTCCATCCTGCATTGCCATGCGCTGTTAGGTGACCGTGACGGTCACAGTGCCCTGCCCGGGCTCGGTCGGAAGAGTCGGACCGTGCATCACCGGACCTTCCGGACCCAAGCCGACGATATTCTCAGCCCGAACGCGCCAGTCATAGACCTGCGGAACGGGGTTAAAAATGTCGAGGGACGGAACCGCCGTATTGGCCTTGAAAACAAACGGACCGCCGTTCACGCTTTCGTAGACCTTGTAGTTGTTGACCTGTTCACCCGCCGGATTCGCGGGCCATTCCAGATGGATAGTAGTTGCCATGCCACCTAAGAAGTGTGTGAACTTTCCGATTTGTCAATGGTCGTATGATGAAGTCTGTAAACCGTTGATGCGTGCCAGAAACGCTCGCCTGACGGGTTAAGAATTCCGCCCTCGCGCAACCCGTTGGCAACTTGCAGATACGTCCAGCCCTCGCGCCGGCGCGCGTGGATGTAATTCAAAACGTGCCGCTCATCCGCCTGGACCGCGGGGTCCGGATGCAGCCCGTAGGGCCGGCGCCCGCCGCACGGCCGTCCGGTCCGGGCTTTTGTGCGCCGGCGCCCGTCTTGCAGCTTCTTAACAATTACAGCCTTCTCCCACTGCGCGATAACACCAAGCATCTGGCGCAACATCACGCGCGACGGGTCACCATCCGCGACAGTCAGCTCTTGCCCAGAGTCCGCCGCGAAAACCTTGACGCCGCGCTCCGCGCACCGCACAAAGAAAATTTCCTGGGCCATCAGGTCACGCGCGACGCGGTCGGACCGTTCCACAACGATGGCTTCAACATTAAAGGCCGGCGCCAGCTCGAGCATCTCTAGCAGCATAGTCCGGTCTTCAACGTTGACGCCCCCGGACTGGTTTTCCGAGAAGGTGCGACAGATGCTCATGTCGTGTTGCTCCGCAAACTGCTTGACCGTGTCGCGCTGGCGGTCGAGCCCGCACTTGTCAACCTGTTCTCGGGTGCTGACGCGCAGATACGAAAAAACTCTCATGGCTGTATCCTTTGGCCGGTGTCCGGGTCGTAGCCGATATACGCGGAAAAGTCCCCCGCGGTCATTCTGTTCCACGCGAACCAAATGTCCTTGAGCTGTTGCCGGCTGTGACAGGCCCGTGTCAGCAGGTGCGTAGCCGGGAACGAATACAGCCGCTCAAAGGCGGTCGTCGGGCAACTTCCAAAAATGTTCGCGGGCGACCACTTGTTCGATTGTAGCTCGGCGAACGCGCAGCACCAGCCCTCGCCCCAGTTCGGAAACCGGTGTATTAGCGGCGCGCGAAACGCCACCGAATGGAAAACCTCGTGCCACAGCCCGTCAATGGGCTGGTCCCATCCCAGTGTTATCCGGGCGCACGTATTCTCTCGCCAGGGCGGATACCACAGTCCGCCCGCGCCGTTTTCCAAGCGCCAAATAATTTCGTCCAACTCGACAAACTCCCAGGACGGCCCGACCCAGGTCTTCGCTTCGGCGATGATGTGGTGAAACGGACTCATAGCTTAGCGATGTCGTCGAGTTCCTTATGCCACGCCTCGAGGGCGGACGTTAAAAGCTGGGCGGACTCTGGCGTCATGGTGTTACGCAACGCGGGGAGCTGCGCCAAAAGATGCGCCGCGAACGCCCGGTAGCGAAACTCCCGGCGTATGTGCCCGGTCACCTTTTCCGAGAACGCCTTGATGTGGTCGTTCAGGTCGAAAAAACCCCCATACTCAACGAGTCCATTCCACTGCATCGGGCGCGCTGGCGACGGGCACACACAACGATACGTATAGTTGCCGCAACGCGGACATGGGTCCATGCTCATGGTGTCTCGTCCGACCAAGCCTCGCTGTATTTGCCCATCGGGTCCGCGTAGGTGGCGAGTATCCGGTTGTGCCGCCTGCGAAGTTCCCGCGACATCGCTTCCTCGATTTCCGAGAACTTCGCGATTTTTCGCCGGAGCAACGCGCGAGCGTTAAGCAGGTGTTCCTGTTCCATCTCGTCGATGCGGACAATGCCGTTGTCGCGCGTCCTCCAAAAATAGAGATGGGGTGAAGCGGCTTCGCCCAACGAATTGTCGCGACCGCTGCCCCCGCCGCCCCCGGCTCCGACGCAGGTGACATGAACTGCGGACGCCCCCTTCGGTTTGGTCCAGGTGTTGGCCTTTCGGCGACGACGGCCAATTATTTTTTTGGTCTTGGTCTTGGTCTTTTTCATTTTAGTCTTATTCCCAGGCGGGCACGCAGCCAAACTTATGAAATGCGCGGCAGACTCGAAAATGCGTCTCGACGCAGCCGCGCGGTGCCTCGTCCTGATGAACGATGTTTCCCCGCTCCCGCTTATCCCAGTCGTATTCCCACACGATGGTTTCGTTGTAGCGCCGCGGCCCCTCCGCGGCCGACGAGTCGCGCTCAATGGTGGACACCATAAAACACTTGCCTTCGTAGGTTACATACGACTGAATGACTCGTGCATTTTCCAGCGGGTATTTGTAGATTGTCGTTCTCATTGGTCGTTGTCCTGGATAAAGCGGTTGGTGGCCTCGGCGGTCTTTCGCTTGCGGTCCGCGCGCTTGGCCGCAGCACGTTCCCGGTCACGCTTGCGCTTGCGGTCCGCGCGGGCGTTCATGGCGATGATGGTCGAGAGTGAAAACATATTCTGCCTTTACCAGTGCCACTACGTGGGTCATTTGTCAACTCAAACTTCGCCCAGGCAGACTAAAACTTTGTTCGCGGACACACCAAAACATCCGGCGCCCAGACTCTCGTCGCCCAGGTAGGCCCGCATCTTCGCAGACCGGGGGCAGCCAGCCTTGATGCAGTTTTTTCGGGCGGCGGCGATGGACACGCCGTAGCCGTAGTAGCCGGGACCGACGACAATAAACGTGTCAGCCGCCGAAAGGTTTTCCAGGTTTTGGAACTGGATTTGGGATTGGTTGTCCTTATGGGTGATTGTCAGAGTTAGGTCTTTTCTCATTGACCCCACTCTCGCACACCGATGCCCGAGCGTCAAGCGGCACCGCAACAAAAAAGCGCCAGCCGCACGCCTTGCATTCTGCGTCGAGGTGCGGCGTCTCGCAAAGGGCGCAAGTGTGAACGACCCGATAATACGGGTGCTTGCACCTGGGATTTGGGCACTCAGCCTTTGGCGCCGGCATGGGGGAAACACCTTACTGGTCAAATGAGCATTTTGACCCACTTCTTTGGTATGTCACTACGTGGGAATTTATCACGGTCCTGGGCGTTGGACTGGTTATCGGCTTCGGACTCATGAGCGCGCTCATCTCCTACCGTCGGCGGAAATAACTCATATTTCGTAATCCGCGGGGGGAAAAGTAGCCGGTAACCCGGCCCGGCGACGGGCAGTTCGGACCCTGTGACAGTTGGCACACACAAGGTCGCATTTGGCTATTTCCGCCATAACTTGTTTTGGACCGCTGCGCTTTGACGTTACCATTTGCGACACGTTTCGAACCTTGTCCTGAAGGTGGTCATACTCCATCACCGCAGTCGGGAAGACCCCATGACAATCCACACACGGCGCCTTTTTTAGTGCCTGGACCAAGGCACGCTTTTCCTGCACCCGGCGCGCCGCATAAGGTTTGCCCCACCGGTGCCACACCTCCCGCCCACGAGCGCGGCGTTCCTCGGGCGACAGTTTAGCCCACCTCGCTCTGTATGCCGCAGACCTACGGGCCTTCTCTCTGGCATACCGGGCTCTGTCACGCTCCCGCTCCGATTCTAAAGTTCTCACCACCTAAGAAGTGGGGGAAAATTAGAAATTGTCAATCCCCCAAATCCCGCGCGGGCATTTTTTCATAAAACCGTCGAACTTGTGTGAGCGACTTCCCCTCCCCAGCCCGCCCCCGCGGCCGGCCCCCGAAATTCGTTAAAAGGTGGCACGATTTATTCTTCTCCGCGCAACATCATGAGTCACAAGGACCTAGGACCACACAACGAGGTGTCCAGTTCCTAGGCGCTAGGTCCGAGGAACTAGGCAAGAGTTGCCTAGTGTGTCTCGTTGCGAGACAGGACACTTTCGCACTGGGCAACCTGTTGCTACGCAATGGGGTGCGAGGTGTGCTATTTTGGCACACCAGGAGTGGGTCAAAATGGCACACAGTGTCGCAATCGGGGGGCGCGCTCGCGCTCGGTTCGCTCAGTGAGACATCCTGACTCATACGGACCAATCCAGTATAACAAACCCACGATACACACATTGCAACCTATTGTGCTCCAGGCTGTAACGATACACCTCCGAAGGAGATAGAAGGCGTATAACCTGCGCCATTCTGGCACTATCTTTGGCTTGATACTTTGGCCCGTTATGAAACGGTTCGTCCACTTCAACAACAATACGACGTTGGTCATCATAACCATCTAATCTACAACGAAATCCAGACCATTGAATCTCAAACTCGCGGCGCAATCGCCAATCGTTCTCGAATTCAAGGCGTCTTAGAATTGGTTCTATTGAGATTTGTCTCATCAGTCACATGGGCAACTTCGTCGGCAAGCTCTCGCACGATTACGTCGGCCGGCTTGGTCGAGTTGCCGGGCGAATTCAGTGACGCAATCACAGCCGCGTGCAGCGCGCTTGCGTTCATCTCGTCCGGTTCGGTGTCGCGCTGCGCGCGGTCGGTCGCGGTGTCGCCAAGCGCAGCGTAGGTCATGCTGTGCGCCTTCTCGGCTGCCGCGGCGAGGTCAGTGAAGAACCGAGCAGACACATGGCGCACACCGTTCTTGCCTTGTGCCGTAATCTCTGCGCAAATCTCCTCGTCTGTCATTCCACTGAAACGGGTTATGACTCGGTCAATCAGCGACCGAACGCGGTGACCCTGCACAAAACACAAGGCTCGGTTCTGGGCACGCTCAAAGTCGCCTGGGCGCCCAGACTTGGCCATCAACGTAATGCGCTGAATCTTAACGTTCCAGCCCTCAGCGTCCGCAAGCTTCTGCACTATCTCGGGGTCAAGCTCGAGCGCTGCCGCGGTCTTCTCAACATCCCCAATCAGAGCGATATACGTGAGCAGGATTTGGCTCACGTCAAGCTTGTTCTTGTTCAGGTGCATCAAAGACCCTTGCGCTTCAAATCCTTGTTCTCGGTCCACCAAGCCTCGCGCTTCTGCTTGCGCAACAGTTTCTTCGCCGCAGTGTTAAGCTTCTGCGCAGCATGGGGCGCAGCCTTGAACAATTCCTTTTCGATGTCTTTCGGTTCCACGTCTAAGAGGTGCGCAGCAAAAGCCATATGTCAACCTGGGGACCCCGAAAAAGATAGCATAGGGGTGGGCGATGACCTCGGACCAAGTCACGGGGACCTAGACATGGTGTATACTATAAAGAGGTTCTGGGCTTTCCAAGTCCTTATCTATTATATATTTATAAATAAATTCAATATAAGGTTTTGATAGGTGAAGTGTCAGAAAAACACGTGGCCCAGAAGCTCTTGGTAGTCTACACCAAGTCCAGACCGGCTTGACAAACTCGAAAAACCCCACACTGGGAAGGGTGCATGAATTATTCGAAAACCCAGTGGGCGCCACGTCCAGCTACCACAGCGGCCCGCGCGCGGCGCGTCACCGTGGTGGGACCGGACAACGTGCGACACACCGACACCTACACCAAGGTGGTTGGGAGCCTTTGCTACGCCTATCGTATAGCCGAATCAGATACCATCGCAACCCAAGACTGGAAGCGACCGGGCAATGTGTATCTTTGGAGCGCCTCGCCGGGTCAGCCCATGCGGCTGCTCTGTCTGCTCGCGCCACCTGAAAACAAACACCACAGCTTCATGCCGTGAGCCGTCGCAATCGGGACAGGAGTCGGGAACGCCAGCGCGGTATAAATCGGACCATCCTGAATGGTCAGATACGGCGTCTACATTACAAATGGCGACAGTGGGATATGTGCGTTCGAACGGGCGGACCAGTCGAGACGGAGTTTGAATTGTTCAACGAGCTGAAGTCCACGCTCATTTCCCAGGTTGCAGACTTCAAGGACCGGGACGCGTGGCTCGCGAAAATCGACTCGGCATGTGGACCTGCGCCGGAGCGCAAGCCACGAGCACCTCGGGCCGTTGTCGCGCGGACCGATGTCATTAGTCACGAGGCACGCATTCCGTTGTGGGCTGGTCCGAATGGTGATGAAACGTTGAAGCGCGTGGTTGGTGTGGCGTGGTGCCCCAAGGTAGGACGTTGGGCTATTCGCATTCGCACGCGCTTGGGTGAGTATATCGACACGCACACCGACGGCATCTCGTTGTTCGACTTGGCGTATCTGACCGACCATTTCAAGTGCATCATGATGGTGGGAGCGTATGACCCGCTTAGCCTGGAGATAGATAAATCTGTGGGCGGCGGCTTTTTGTCTCCGCGTCCCGGCATGCGTAAATCTGCCTGGAACGACTACGAAAACGCCCAAGAGAAACTCGAATGCGGGGGCCTTAGTATCGAACACGACCATGAAATGTTTGGGCACCTGCATACCAATCTGGCCGACTGGTTTTCCCGAGTAATTAGGAATGAGGGCTATAAGAGCCGTGGCTTTATCACCACGGTTCATGCAATGCCGCGTCACTCGTCCATCGTCAAGCAAGTGGACAAAATGATGGGGCCTTCACTTAAGCCCTCTTGACATTTGGACAAAATCCTACACTGGGAAGAGTGGACATGAATGAAATCGCTACCATCCTATTTTTCCTCTTGGGCCTAATCGCTGGTGGTCTGCTGTGTCGCCGTGGGCCGAAAGGCGAACCCGGTGACTGTGGAATTCCTGGACCTCAGGGGCCGCGCGGTTATGACGGTGGCGAGTGGCCGGCTGGACCGACTGGACCGCGTGGTCTGACCAACGCTGATGACCGATGACGTATGAGCGACGAACTAAAAGGGCCACCGCCTCCGGGGCCAATAGCCCCAATCTTCAACGACTCGATGAGCCAAGTCGAGCGACACCGCCGAGCGCTGAGAGCGAAGGCGGATGCAATCACGAGTCCGGAAGCGCGGGAAAACGTGACGAGCGCTGCGGCAGCGTTCGGCCAGCAATACGGAAAAGTTCCCGGCAAGCGGCTCCCGCCAGTCGCATCATCGCCTACCAAAAGCGTGGCGACGAGGCCGACGCCGACTGGCGTCCAATTTACGACACCAATAACCAAACAGACCAACAAACCAATGGCTAAGCCACAAACCAATCTAATCGTGCCCGTCAACGCTATGGGACGGCCCGTCGAGGACACGCGTCCACAACCCGAGCCGGCTAAACTTTCCTTTTCGCCGGCGCCGGATGGCACGTTCGTCAAAATCGCGGACCGGCCGCGTCCGAAAAATCATCCGGCCAACCAGCCATGGACCCAGAAATTTTTGGCCACGCACAACAACGAGCCCTTCGCCATCGCCAAGGACCAGCCCGTTGCGGAGCTGCTGGCCAACGCTATCAACGTGTATTTTCATGCGCTTATGCAACGCCAAGCGGAGGCGCAAGCCCGCGCCGCTGCGGAGCAGGCCGCGGAGAGTGATGCAACGGTATTCGATACGATACCTGATGGTGACACGACGCTGGACCCGCAGGAAGTCGATGCCATTGTTGGCGTGCCGGCCTCTGCGGTTGGTGTTGACCCGGACGTGGAGCGCTTATGAACCTGACGCTTGACCATTCGGAATACGGCTTCGGCGAAAACTATGTGGACGTGCCCGGCATGGGCCGAACGGGTCCCAGTTTTTATCGCATGGAAGTGCTGCGTGACATCGTCAACGAACGCTTGCGTCAGGATGAGCTGAAGGCCGCGGGCAAATTCAAATCGACGTGTGCGGACAATGACATTGACGACGGCATCAAGGCCGCGGTGTTGACCGAGGAAACCGGTGAGGTGTCGCGCGTCATCTGTGAATACGTCCAGGGCAAACTCACCGGCGAGGAAGCCGACGCGCAGTTGTATACTGAGCTGGTCCAGGTGGCCGCGGTTGCAACCGCGTGGTGCGAGTGCATTCGCGTCGCTCAAGAGAAGCGCAAGGTCCGCGCAGCGAAAGACGCTGAGGATGTTGCTCGAGCGGCTGTGCGCTATCCCATCGGCATGCGCGTGCGTAATGTGTATCGGTCGGAAATTGCCGGCATCGTAATTGGTATTACCCCGCTCGGGAATGTCGAAGTTCATCAAGACTACCAGACCGACTCCCCCAGCGGAATTATTCTGCCCTCTCGTCGAGACTATCACCCGGACAGCCTGCGACCTGAGCTGCCGTCCGAACATCCCGCATTCTATGTCCGAGAATAAATCAATTCGCGTGCGCAGCGGGCTTTCGTTTTCGACCGCGCTGTTCTTGGTGTTCCTAGTGCTGAAACTAACCGGCGTCATCAATTGGTCGTGGTGGTTTGTCACGGCGCCCTTGTGGTTCGGGTGGGCGTGTGTCCTGGTCATTCCGTTGTTGGTTCTCGCGTTCGGCGCGGTGCTTACCGCCGGGGTGTTCCTCATGACATTCATTTTCCATCTGTTCAAGCGGCGACAATGAGAACCACGCAGCAAATCATGGACGCCATTGGTTACGACCGCGGCGTGTGTTGTGGTCATGGCGACTACCAAGACCTGCCCGCGCGCGTGACGCCGGAGATAGTCACCGAAATTCGACGCGAGGCATTGCTGTGGGCCGTGGAGCAAATTGTTCCGGGCGGCAACACCCTTCTGGCACGGGAACGAATTATCCGGCGAGCGCAATCAGTATGAACCGCACAATCAAATCCGGCCAGCGCGGCAGCAACCGCAGCTTCGGACTCGAAGGCGCCGGAAAAGGCGATGGCGACAGAACAACGGACACGACTGCGTATAACGCGCGGCTCGCGGAGATAAATTTTTCGCGGCGTCATCCGCGCGACGACGGTTGGACCAAAACAAAACGTGGCTGGGTCAAATCTTATGGACTACAAAGTAGCGCCGCGCCTGTGCCGGTTTAAGCTGGGCCGGCACAACGTCCAAGTGTATTGGACCGCGGGCTGGGTGTGGTGCCGTCGCGATGGTCCGCATGACATCGCCGGCGTGACGGCTCGCGCGTGGTTTGTTGGGCGGTTCTGCATCGCCTGCTTATCGATGCCGTGACCATGGAATGCGCCGACCCGCTAGCAATTAAGGCGCTGCCCATCCCGAGCGCGCAGCGCGTTGACGTGTTCGTGGCCACGCCTGACGAATACCTTGAGGCCACCTGGACGCGCTACGGCGGCACGTCGCGCTTTCATTATC